TTGTTTTTGTAATCATAAGTCTTTTTTATAAAAGCGATGTCGTTATCAGAGATGCAAGCATCAATCATACTATCACCACGTACGCGAACACAGAAATCTGCCTTGATAGATTGGTCAACGAAAAAATATCCCTCAAAATTTTCTTCACAGAAAATGCCGTTTCCTGCACAAATGTCGCCCAAAATTGGCACAGGGTGAGCTGCAGGGAAGGATAAGTTTGAGATATTACCCAAATCAGGTCGAGGGATATATGTTGTTTTATCACTTCTTCCAAGTAGATAATCAATGTCGACATTGAAGAAGTCGGCAATCAATTCTAAAGTATCAAAATCAGGTTGCCTATTGCCACGTTCGTACATTCCTATAGTGCTTCGTGATATTTTTAATTTTTCGCTTAAATCGTCTTGAGTCATTCCTTTTGATGTCCTAAGGGCCTTGAGCCTGCTTTTAAATGAATGATCCATATTATTTCCTCCGCAACTAGAATAACACATAATGTGGAAAAAGTAAAGACAAAAAAACACAATTCGTGTTGACACATAATGTGACAAATGATATAATCAAAAAAACAAAGGAGGAAAAGTGATGAACAGCAAAGAAATAGGCCAAAAACTAAGAACTCTAAGAGGAGATAAAACAATTGCTGAATTTTCAAAGGAAATTGGAATCAAACCATCTACTATAGGAATGTATGAGCAAGGAGAAAGAATCCCTAGGGATGCAATTAAAATTAAATATGCCAAACATTTCAATATGACAGTAGGAGAAATTTTTTTTGGAGAAAATTGTCACATAATGTGACATAAGCAAGAAAGGAGAAAGAAAATGAAAGATTGGGAAACACCACATTACACCGAAATGCCCAGTGGACTAATCATTGAAGAAGACCAAATAAAAAAGCTGAGCATGCTATTAGCTTAGCTTTGAAAATGGTTTTAGAAGATGAAGCCCAAACATATGAAGTAATTCAATATGTCTTAGATAAATATATCGAAAGGCTAAAATCAAAGAAAGTCAGCCTATTGTGATTACGTAACAATAACGGAAAGGAACATAAAATGAAAGATTGGCTCGCATCATATTTCATAGGTTTCGTCCTCACATTCTTGATTATAACTCTAATAGAACTAAAGGGATAATATGAATTTCACAACAAGACTAGAAATCACACCTAAAAGAAAGCCCAACACACGATTAGTCCAGACTTCGGATCGGGCGAGAATATAATTAATAGCCTCATTGCGATAGTAGATGCAATAAGGTCTATTGTCAGCATATCGAATATCAATACAATTGTTAGCCTCTAAAGCAGACAATACATCTGGATCAAAGCTAGATATTATTTCTTCACTGCCGATAACACCAGATGCTTTGATAGTTTTAAGCGTAGAACGCATTTTGAAACGCATAAACATAACCAATTACCTCCATCTAAGTAGAATTATATCACAACGACGGAAAGGAGGACAAACAGAAAGGAGTCGCAAATGACTAAGACGCAAATAAAAAAAGATCTGCTGCAAGGCAATGGCGGCTCGATATTGATAAGTATTGCAGCAGTAGCAAGACTAACAAAGATGAGCCGTGATCGTGCAAGCATTTTACTAAAAGATTTGCAATACGATCCACGCGGTAAGGCAAAGATGTACTACGTAGACGACGTGGCAGAAGTCTTTGCGGGGAGGAGAACTTTATAAAGATGATAATAGAAGATAAGAACTTGATATCAGCGGTTATACCCCGAGGAACTGAAAAGGCATGTGTAATGAAGGTTATAAAAACTACAGCTTTGTTAGGTGCAGGAACACCCAAAGACCCATTGAGATACTTATATCAATACTGGGACTTTGAAGGAAAACTATTGGCACAACATGATAGTTGCAATAGCAACGTTCGAAAAGAGGGATAAAGATATGCGAATAAAAAAGATAATGACAGCTATTGCAGGAATAATGATAGTGCTTGGACTTAATGCAATAGCAACAGCAATAGACAATCCGGAAGTCTATACAAAGCCTTTGCCCAATCCGGTACCAGTATCACGACTTGAAACAAACAATCACATAGACAAGATGGCCAAAAGGTATGGATTAGATTCGAGGATTATAAAAGCACTAATTGAAGAGGAGAGCGGATGGGTTGCATCAGCTGAGGGCGATAATGGACAAAGTGTTGGACTCATGCAAATCCAGGAGCGTTGGCACAAAGACAGAATGAAGAGGCTCGGAGTAAACGACTTGTATGATTCAGAGCAGAACATCACAGTAGGCTGTGACATACTGTCGGAACTACTAAACAAGTACGGAAACTATGAGGATGCATTAAGCGTTTATAACTCAGGAAATATCTACGATGGAAAGCAATATGCGGAGCGCATATTAAACGCAGCAAAATAAGGGGGAACAATGATAAAGACAGCAATGATAGAAAGTATGCCTGATGGTAACACGAGAAATTCTATGAATAAAAGAGAAATCGCAATGATGATAAGAAGGTTGCGACTAAAACATGGAGTGATAAATTTCGAAATAAAGTTTAAAGACGGAGGGAAAATAAAGAGCCGATAAATCAGCTCTTTAGGATCACTCTTCATAGGATTAGAAGTGTCTTTTTCCAAATAAGAATTATATACGAATGAATAAAAGATTTAATGAATTTAATTGTCCTGCTTGTGGCAAACCCAATCCGCGAGAAATGAGACAGTGTCCAAAACTAAAAGGGGAAGCGGTTTGTGTACACTGCTGCGAGAACTGTGACACATATGACACGGAAACATTCAGATGCACATGGCATACGGTGAATAGAACTATCGTCATTGATGAAGAGGTTAAGCGACTACGCAATAAAATCGCATTTTTAGAAAAAGAGGTTAAAAAGCAATATAGGAGCAATCAGCCTAAAAGGGGGAACATGTTGCTCAACGAAGAGAAAAGCTGCATTTCGCAGCTCAAAAGACTAGAGAGATTAAGAGAACAGGGTTTTAAGTACATATAATTTCAACATTGACAAGAAAGGAAAGAGAAATGAACAAAGAACTTATTAACAGTGCAATTGCAAAGATCACTGAAGAGGCACTATCAATAAAAGATGCATTTTCGCAGATGATTGAGGAACACTTGACTGACATCTGCAAGACCGATGCGGTAGCAACAAAGCTTTTAGCTGAAAACAAATCGCTAAAGGCTTTTTGTGAGGATATGTGGAAAGAAGCAAGAAGCAAATCTACAAAATGTGCAGCAGGAAGCGGTGCGTATATATCAGACAAAGAGTGTTTTGAAAAAGCTGAAGCTTACTATGAAATCACTGAAGAGGACAAGAGAACAAAGAACACGACGAATGTCATTGACATCACAGAGTTACTCTGAAGGAGGATGTCATGGACTTCGTTAAAGAGAAACAAAAATTGCCATATAGCATCAAGTGGCCAACCAAACTAAAACAATACCTGAATGATGAAATCAATTATCCAATCGTTTATAACAGATTCAGTAAAGAAGCACATTGCCTAAGCTGTGGCAAAGATTATAAGTACTTAAATAGATATCGTGCAGATGATTATGAAACTTGTCCTTGTTGTGGAAAAAGCAGAGCAACATGGCCACATACACGCAATATGATTGTTGATCGAACACTAATCTTTGCGACACATACAGATAAGGACATTAGAATAGCGGTGGCATCTGTATTTTATAAATATGTTGCAGACGATTGGAACAATATCAAAGATATGAAGGCGGAGATAAGCATAGATGAAGTGCTATATTTTTCTCGGGATAAGCAAGAAGCCTGGTATCAAAATTGGTGGAACAGAAGTCCAAAGGAACAATTTAGAAAAGATACTGGAAAAGGAATAAGAACTTTCATTCCTGCAGAATTAAGAAGATATCAATGTTCAATGCATGCAAGTGTCCAAGATGCTTTGTCTAATGGATTCCTCAAGTATGTAAATATAAAAATCTATGATGCATACGATGAAAGTCATCTGATGAAACTTATATATGTATACAGCAAATATCCACAAGCAGAATATCTCAAGAAACTAGGATATGAGGGAATAATAAAAGACCGCATCTATAATCAAGCAAATCATATCAAAGTCAATTGGAGAGGGGATAGCTTGGAGAAGATGTTAGGTATCACAAAGACAGAAATCGGCAAGCTAAACCAATGGGGATATAAGAGCACGGATGATATAGGAATATACAAATTCTTGAAAAAATATCAAGCAAAGATATCAAAGAAAAACATGGACGCATTTAATTCAGTGTTTTTATCTGTAAGCGACTATCTAAGAGAATTTAGAAAAGAAGAAAATCCTATAAAGATAAGTGAATATATAGCCAAGCAGAAGGAACTCGACAATAATCGATTAATTGTATATGACTACAAAGATTATTTAAAACAACTAAAAGAACTGGGATACCCGTTAGAGGAATATTATTTATATCCTAAAAATCTTAAGGATTCTCATGAAAAACTTACAGATGAGATAAACAAGAAGAGAGACGAGAAAAAACGCAGACAAGCAATACAACAAGAAAAAGAATACAAGAAGATCTTGACGAAAGTAAAGAAATTTACATTTGTAAGCGAAACATTTGTAGTAAGACCGATTGCAACCATAGAGGAACTTCAAGAAGAAGGAATAAAGATGCATCATTGCGTGGCAACATATTGCCAAAAGTTAATATCCGGCAATTGCTACATATTCACAGTAAGAAATATAAATGAACCGGATGAGCCGATAGCGACGCTTGAGTTAAACAAGGCTTTGAATAAAATAGTGCAGCTAAGGGGAAAACGGAATGCAGTAGTATCAGATGATATCGAATCGTTTTGTAATTATTGGTTTGAACATATAGTTACTTCAAACAAAAGAAAGAGAAAGAAGGCATCATAATGAACATAGTAGAAACAGAATACAAAGAAATCACAAGCATCCAAGAGAGAGCAACAGAGCAGCTGACAATAGAGGTCAACACAATATACCAACAGATGGAAGCCATAGGCAACATAGGACTACAACTTGCTGCAGAGGCAGGAGAAAGGCTTATAGAAATAAAAGGCAGATTAGCACATGGTGAGTTTGAATCGTGGTGCAAGGACAACCTGACATTCAGTAAAAGAAAAGCCGAAAATATGATGCGCTGGTCTCAAAAATGCAAGGATGAAAATAGCATTTTTTCAAAAACGCAAACGTTTACGGATTTGGGAATTTCCAAGGTTTGGGCGCTTTTAGCCGCTCCGGAGGATGTGGCCGAAGAGGTCATAAAAGAAGGTGCTAGCGACATGTCAGTTAGAGAACTACAAGAAGAAATTTCTAGACTAAAGCTCGAAAAGGAAAAGGTAGAAGGATTAGCAAGAGCAACGGAA